CCACACGAGCGTTAGTTAGTGGATCATAGAGGTCTTCTACGCTCCCTAACTTAAATTTCTTTCGGTTTGCAAAAGGGCCTGTTCCAGCCATTGTCCAAACTTTTTCCATGCGTTCCTTATAAAGGTCACCAAGCATGTTGATTTGGAAAAGGCCTAAAGAGTAATCTCCGGTGTCTTTATTAGGGTTAAGAGCATTTGGGTTGTACCCGGACTCACGCTCAAGGATAGTAAGTGCGTTTTGTAAACCTTCTCCTTTAAAACCTGCTTTTTTAAGAATGTCAGTTACATCACCTATTTTCATAGGGTCTGCGCCCCATGCGTGAGAGTGCTTTACTCCTCCGCCCTCATGGCGGCCATTTGTATTTAAAAGATGGTTAGGAATAATAACGCCGTCACTCTTAGGCAAGAAAAGCTCTGGTCCCTTTTCACCAACAACGTATGGCTTGCTTCCACCAACAGATCCGCCCCCTGCCCTTGTTCCAATACCTAAAGCACTTAAAAGCATTCCTACAAGAGCGGAAGGAGTTCCATTAGCCATTCCACCAAGACCGCCAAATAAACCTTTAGCTCCAGCAAAGCCGCTTAAAACTCCAGTCAATCTATCTAATGCGTTAGTAGTAGCTGATAGCCCTTCAGCAATATTGTTGCTTACCGTAAAAGCTCCAGCTCCAGCACGAGCTGTTTGTTGCAAAGTTTCCATTGACTTTGTTTGACGATCGCTGAAGCTAGTGATTGCTTCGGTTGTAAATCCAGCTTTTTGAAGCTCGCTTTTTTTGTAAGACTTTCCAACACCAGAAGCTCTTGCGTACAAAGCCGCTTTTACTTGGGAGCGCAGGTACTCGTCACTGCCAAAGTAGTTATTAAGAAGTTGATCCAAAGAGTTTCCAGGTTGGAAACCCATATCAAGGTCTTCTTTAGTGATTGGTTCAGTGCCAAGTTTTTCTCTACTTAACTTATCCCAAACGCTGTTGGCAATATCTTTAAAGCTTTTCATAGCGCCAGTCATAGGATCTCTGACTTGAATACCGATTGTGCGCAACATGTTTACACTACGTCCTTGTTGCAAAGCTGCGTATGCACCCATGCTGTTTTGTAAACCAGCTCCTGGAGTAAGGTTAGACATAGTTCCAACACCAGCTAGTAGGTTTTCGTATCCTGGCATAGCCATACCAATACCCATTTGCTGACCAGCTGCCATAGCAAGCGGAGCATCCATAGGGTCAGTGATAGTTCCACGTTGAGAGAACTGACGCTGTACACCACTTACACGGTTGTACGCCTCTTCTCTAGTGTTGTTAAAAGGTGGTGGTAAAAACCCTGGAAGAAAACTTGCAGAACGTGGTTGGCTTAAAGGGTCTTGAAGACCATATGCCATAGCTCGATTAGTAAGAAGGTTCATACCAACTTGCTTAGATGTTTCAGGCATTGCCTGACTCATCAAGCTATAACCAGTAACTGCTGCAGCTACAAACTTTTTCTGCCCCGGTGAGAGCATGTCTGACATAGCGGGAGTTCCACCGCTACCTCCGCCGCCGCCGCCTTGCACAGGCGCAGGTTGAGGCATTATTGTGCTTGGTAATGGTTGCCCATTAGGTCCAAGAAGCCCACTGTATCTAGGAGTAGGCTGCGGCATAATAGTATTGGCAGAGGATTGAACCCCAGCACCTGCAGAAAATGCTTGGTTAGCTGCAGCGCCTAAACGTGAAACACTACTGCTTAGAATATTGGCAAAGGTAGAAGCACGCGTAATGCCAAGTGTCATCTTGTCATTTACGCGGTCGACTGTGTCAGATAGGTCGGCGATTAAAGACGAGAACCGTGCCCCGCCTAAATTCATGCCGGATTTGCTATCCACTATCTGGCTCCTCCTTTATATCTTTGACTGCGCTCTACCCAGTTTGCTTGTTCTCTATAAGATAAAGAACGAATGTCAGATAAAGTCCACCCGTTAAATGTTCTAGTCAGCACTTCGTACTGATCTAAAAGCGCTTCGTAATCTGTTTCTCTATAGACGAAACAAATCAACAAGGCTAAGCGGAAGTTCCATAGTTTCACCGCATGCCTTGCAGACCTTCGTCACCTCCCCAAGGCGTGGGCCTGGGTTACGGTCGAGAATCTGATCAATAATTTTTGCTCGGTCTGCCATGCTTAATGACAAAGCCGTAGAAGCGCCTACTGATGGTGATCCGTCTATTGATACGATACATCCAGATAGTAATAAAGTGTTGATCTCAGCTGAAGTCTTATCCATATTTTCCATAAGCTTCTTCTGAACAACTCCGTTTGGTAGCACTACTCTTACTACTCCGCGAGTAGTCTCCACCATCCATGAGCGGTCTTGAATAGGATCATCGAGCTTACGCTCTGGAACGTCCGCAACTAAATCAATAGTTGCGTTATCCTCTTGCCTACAGGACCTGCACTGAACTGGTATTGAAATAGTGTTACCAAAAGTTACGCGACGAACGCCAATAAGGATTGCGTCACGGTCTCCAGATAACAAGGTGTCTAAGTCATCCTTAGATACCTCTTCTGACCCAAGGCTCATAAGTCCTCGTTGAAGAAGAACGTTTAGGGACTTGCCTATTGTTCCAGCCTTAGCGATTGCTTCTTCATCAGCTCCAGTAAGTTCTCTAACTTCAGCTGTAGTAACTAATTCTCCAGCTCTGTTAATAAACCCACCAGGTAGTTTTACTTCAGACTCTGAAGGGGCCCGGGTCTTGATCTGGACCTCGGGCTCCTCCATCGCCTTCTTTGCAAATTGCTCAATTAGTTTTGCGTCTGTGATTACTTGTGGTTGTGACAATTTATACTCCTAGATAATGGTTACGGCTTTGGGATTGGCTTAAAGTCTGCGCCGACAAATGATACAGAAAGACCTTCGTGTACAAGTGTCATTGACTCAAACAAGATTCCGCCGTCTCCAGCGTTCAACTCGTTGTAGTTTAAGCCTGTGATCCACGCATTGTGAACGCGGAAGCGCATACGTGGCAAGTTGTCATCTGCTGGTGTTCCAGGTGTAGCAGACGCATTTGGGTGGTCCATTACATAGATGTCAATATTGACACGGAAGTTCTTGTTGACTCCGGTGTTCAAGCCTTCGCCAGATGCGGCCGAGAAAAGACCCTTCATCCAGGTGATGCCTTGGTCGTTGCCATAAAGAACGCCACGCTGGAAGGTAACTGGAACAAAAGTTGTCATGCCAGGGATCTGGTGGACAGTAGTGTTATAGCCGCCTTCACGGTATGGGATAGATTGAGTATTGATATTCAATCCGCTGATGAAAGTAAATCCGCCAATCCAACCATCTGAATAGCCAGCTGTTGCTGGGCTCGTCGTGCTTGATGTAAGGATTCGCTTATCGAATGCCTCGTCACCAGCTTTGGTGAACTCTGCGTAGAACCGAAAGTTACGTAACGGGTCTGTCGCAATTGTTGAGAAGCGATTAATGATGCTGCTTGTCATTTGTTATTGTCTCCTTACGCCACAGTAACGGTGGTTCCACCGTCAAACTGGCCGATCTTAATAATGATGAATTCGGCTGGACGTTGTAGCGCAACGCCAATCTCAATATGAACTTCACCGTTATCAATGGTTGCTTGGGTATTGTTTTCAGCATCTACCTTCACGAAGAAAGCTTCGGCTGGGGTGTTTCCACGCAGGCCGCCCTGTGACCAGAAGTTGGTCAAGAAGCCGCTTAACGCAGAATCAATTCGACGCCATAGACCTGGGTCGTTTGGCTCGAAAATTGCGAACTGAGTTAGGTCTACCATTGCCTTGCGCAGGTAGATAAGAGAACGACGTACTGGAACATAACGGTCTACGTATCCAGCCTTGATAGTACGAGAGCCCATAACAACAATTCCTGATCCTGAAATAAATCGGATTGCGTTAACAGGCGCTCCTGCAGCGTTAAGAGAATCTAGTTCTGCATTTGTTAGTGCTGGTACAGCTACTGCTCCAGCAATACGAGCTGTAAGTCCAGCAGGTGCCTTAAACACTCCTCGTGAAGCATCAGTTGAAGCAATTAAACCAATTATTGCTCCACCAGCTCCTACGGTTGTTGTCGTAGCAGAAGAGGCTCCTAAACCAAGAGTTGGATCGCTAATAATAATTTGAGGATAGTAAACAGCTGCTAATGAGCTAGAGGTGTAGCTAGCCGCCAAAGTAATTTGGTTTGCTACTGTATCTACAGCTCCGTCAACTACTACAAACACATCGTCGCGACCTTCAGCATAAGAAATAGCTAAGTTAACCACTGTTGCGTCTGTGTATCCTGCAACATTAAGTACTAGAGATTGAGAAATTGTGTCATACAGGGCTAGAGCTGTGTTTATATTACTTGATGTAATTGCACTACCGTTAGCGCCTGTTGCCAAAGCTTGGTTAGTAATAACAGAAGGATTCTTGTTATTACCAGCTGTAGCAGAAAGTGAATCAGTAAGCACTACGTAATTAGACAAAGCATTTACTGTAGGGATTGCGTATCGAGAGTTAGTAGAAATCATGCTTAGATCTGTAAATCGCTCTACAATATTTGCAGTTGTGTTTCCACCCTCATAAATAATAAGGTCAAATAATCCTGCAACAGTAGAGTCAACAATACTGATGTTTAAGTTATTTCCCCATGTGCCTTGGTTTTTAGCGGCTACTACAAGTGTGCTCAAAGGGGTTGCAGCACGGTCTGTTAGTGTTCTAGTAGCTGCAGCAGCAGAAGATCCTACTACACGAGTTACATAAGCCTGGCTTCCACCATTAGCAAAAAACAGGTAAACAGCGATAGGAAGGTTGTTGCTTGCCGTTGTATTCCAAGAACCAAACTGAGTTACGTATTGGCTCCATGAAGTAACAAGGGTTGGACGAGTTGGACCACGGTCATTTGCGCCAACAAAAGCTGCGACGCTATCTGAGCTTGGACCAACTACTGGTGCAATAGGGTTTAACGTTTCCTGAACGTACACCCCAGGGCGTTGATAAGCCATTAATTTATCTCCTTAAAGTTATACAAAGATTCCATTTGTTATACCGGGTTATATCCAGAAGGGATGTTCGTTATAGTGGTGTTGATGCGTACATAGTCTACCTGCTTCAAAGCTGTAGCTGCTTGACTTGGAGTCATTTCGCTAACTATTCTCACAGTAAACGCGTTTCTTAAAAGCCGGCGTCCTCCGCCTTCTTCCTCGACTGCATCACGTTTTACAAATCCATCAAGGAACATCGACCTACCGCTGTATTGAGTACCAAGTTCATTTGGTACAGATAGGTATCCGAACTTTGAGGGAAACTTATTTAATATGTCATACATCATTGAGCGATCATGACGAGGATGACGAGCATATGTTGTAATTTGATATACAAGGTCGTATGCAACAGGCGCTTTATATCTATGGATGCGCTTTGATACTGGCGCTACAGTTCCTCGCCGATCGGTATCTGTTAGGTACCCAGACCATTGGCGGTCATTAGCGGGAACAATATCAATTAAATCAATAGTGATATATGGGTATGTCTGCGCTCTGAGTTCTACATCTGGATAGCCAAACCACACCTTTACCTGACGGTCGGTGACCTTCTCGTCATCCACGGTCAATCCTTGAAGCCATGTCTTTAGAGCAAGGTCTTCAGCAACAATAAAAGGGTTACCCATTACCAGATACCTCCGTTGTCTAAGAAATCTTGTGCTACACGGTTCTTTAAAACAGAGGCCAAATACTCAGCCGCAAAAGACGCAAATGAGCGCAGTACTGGATTAGGCATACTTGATATGCCGCCGTACTCTAAGTCCTCTACTTTGGTCTTAAGGCCTTCTGGGTATGAGATAGATACGGCTCCACCATTAGGAATTACCTCTAATGAGTTGATTATGTCGGTTGGCCATTCCGCAACACGAGCGCGCCTGCGTAACTCTTTAGTTAATGCGGGGACTTCTTCAACAGCGATATCGCTGGCAAAACCTTCTTTATTATCGCTTAGGCTTAGAGACACGTTTCAATACCTCTGCCATTGCGTAACCCTTTGCGATACTTGCAAACAGGACGGTGTCGGAAGGCAGATTGTCTTTAATCTGCTCCATAAAGTCGGCCTCTACAGGCTTAACGATTCTACGATCGGACACAGCGTCTCCTAAGAGTTAGCACAATATTTCGCAAGGGTACTGATTTGAGCCCCGCATGGGCTCACTTAAAGGATAAACGAAAGGCCCCCTTTCGGGGGCCTAAGCGCTACTTCTTTTTATCGTCCTTATCGGATTTCTTAATTTTCTTAATAATCTTTGACTCAATCTTCTGGTCGTCTGCCGTGGTCTTAGGCGTGGTGTGTG